AAAGAATTCACCAAGGCACAGGTCAGTGAACTCATCAAGGAAGGAAGAGAGAAGAGAAAGTGGGAGTTTGTTTTCCTTGCTGCCGATGAGAAGGGTATCCAAGATGGTCGTTCAATAGGAACAACCAACTTTGCTTATAATGTTCAGCAAACCAAGGGTGTTATGCGAGCCGCTGGACAAGCAGTTGTGGCTTATTGTACAACGGGTATTATGGGAGATCAAATCGATAATCTCAAGGATAGCGGAAAGTAATTAGAATTTTTAATCAAAATAACGGTCAGGCTTTCGGGTCTGACCGTTATTTAATAGATGGAAGTTCTCTTGTATCGTCTTTTGGATCAACATCTTCGAAGCAGGGAAGGTGATCTGGTATTACATCGTGACCCATCTCAAAGAATCCTTCAAATTCATAACCACAATCATATTTATATTTCTTCCACTCTTCAAGCAATATCCCAAAGGCAAGCTTAATGTGGTTAACTGTTGGATTTTTACACTTTAAAAATTTATATGCCATTCTATATTCCTTTTATATTATTTATGATATGAGCCTAAATAATAAAGTAAGGATTATATAAATGTTAAAGAAAACGAAAAAAGAGGATATGAATTATGCTGCTAGAATAGCCGATGGGGAATCTTTAGGCAGCAACAACCCGCCCCGAGTAAAAAAGAAGTGCAAGTTCAGGAATTTGGTATCTCAAAATACTGGTGGTGTGGTTAGACCCTTCTTTGAAGAAACCCTTCCTGTATCCAAGATGATTGATAAGTTTTTAGAAGAAATGGAAATCCTTCGGGAAGGTATTGATCCCGGTATCCAATTGACAGCTAACAGGATGGGTGCAACGGATGAAGATTTGGAAGCAGCAGGAGAAATAACTAGCGCAACAGAGAATACGGTTATCAAAATGAAGAAAAATAAGAAAAAGAAGAACAACTAGCTTCGATATTGAAAATCAAATATTTTTTTAGATTTTTATAAGTAACTTACTAAATAAGGATGTATAAGGATTTAAGTAGATGGATAAAAAACTTTTTCAGTTTCTAGAAGAGATGGAAAATAAAGAACCAGTAGCTATTAAGGAAACAGCTTCAGAGTGGATCAGAGGTCTTCCTAACTACTTTAAAAATGTTATTTCTAAGATTGCTGATCCAAGAGAAAGAGTTTTAAAGATCGCTGAGACAATAAAGAAGGCGAAAGAATCTACGACTGATCCTCTGGAAAGAAAAGAAACAATATCTCTAATAGAAAAGCTACGCAGCGAATTACCCCAATTACAAAAAAATATAACCGAAGGAGAAGATAACATGGCCGATAAGAAGACTAATCTCGATATGTTCCTAGAAGGAGTCGAGTCTGTAGAGGTTTCTAAGAAACCAAAGTTCCACAGCATCCAACGTCTTTATGAAGCAACCGATAAGGATTACGAAGACGAGATGGATGAGAATAAAGAGAAGTGTGATGATGAAGAGGGTGAAGAGATGGATGAGGTTATTGTTAATGAAGCGAAGAAGAAGAAGGATGATGAAGAGGAAGGTGCCGAACACGAAGCTGCCGAAACAGATGATGCTGAGAAGGCAGAGAAGGAAGCTGGCGACGATGATGAAGCTGGTGGGGAAGATGAAGAACCCGAAGCTGACGAAGACAAGGAAAAGGAAGAGGTAGACGAAAATCAAGAAGGTGGAGAAGAAGAGGAAGGTGAGGAGATGGATGAAGCAGCCTTTGAAGATGTTCTCAAGGCTCTTGGTTCAGATCCGATTTCCGGAACCGCCGATCTTATCAATATGTTGATTTCAAAGGTCAATCAGGTTGTTGCTGGTGCTAAGGATAAGGCAGATGCACAAGCCAAGGTCAAGGCAGAGTTGGAAAAGATGCGTCAAGCTTCAGAAGCCCGTAGAGGTGCTAGAGGGGCTGCTGCCAAGGGTTCGGCTGCTGCAATGAATGTTCCGGGTGCTTCAAAGATGGAAGATAGCGAAGAGATGGGCGAAGGCGCACAGGGATACGCCGCTGGTTTGAAGGGTGTTCAAGATGCCCACGGTAAGGCTCTTCCTCACGATGCGAAGTCAGCAAAGTCTGGAAAGAATCTTTCTGGTGGAAAGGTAGCGCCGGTTAAGATGAATATCACCGGAGACAAGAAGCTTCTCAAGAAGCCAACAACTCTCAAGGGTGATTCTTATCCCAAGTCAAGCGTTGCTGGTGCTGCAAGACCCGGAGCGCCAAAGAGCAAGAAGTCATAATAAAAAAGATTATATAAATGAAGAACCCCTACCGCAAGGCAGGGGTTTTTTATTTTCCGGAGTGGGAAATGTTTAACCTTTAAGAAATTCGTTACGTCTTTCCTCTTCCATTTCCACCAAAGAGAAATATTGTGCGTTATCATTAGCGTCCAAGAAGCCAAAGATTTCACCACGTTCGTTTATAATATTTCCACGAATATCATTTATCGGACGATCTTCTTTGGTTAGATCCTTCAAGCTAACGGCTCTGAACTTTCTTATATTGGCTTCTGCATCCTTGCGACTATCAAACTCTACTAGATCAAAATTATTTTGAACGTAATCGCCCGATACCGGAGACTTATGTATTTTTACAAGACAGAACTTCATTTTATCTCACTTTATAAATAGGGCCAAGATAGAGGCAACAAAGATTCCCGTAACAGCAAAGATATTTCCGATACGAAGAAACTTATAAATCGAAAGCTCTTTATCACTCATTTTATATTGTGGGGAATCAATCATCTGATCAGCTATTCCGCTTAGAAGATAAAAACTAATCGTATTAATAACAAAGAAAAGCTGCACAAAGACGATTACCCAAGTAGTCATTTTATCCTCCTGTTATACTATCGTGGATGTTGTATCCTCTTTATCCACCTATAGTATAGCAGATAATTCTTATAAGTCAAAATAAAAATAACAAATCCGATTAAAAATGAACCGCTACGTCTGGTTGTTGTTCTTTGTTACCAAAGGACTTAGAGAAAGAAGAACACGGCTCACTATGAATTGTTTGATTTTTATAAGGATGCTGGCAGGAATTATTCTTTACACACTCGTTACAGGGTGTTGGATTGATGGCTTGATCTAGAGTAGCGATTATATTATTAATATTTATATTTGGATTAACAGTTCTTAATTCAGACAAACCATTAATAGATATCAAAATAACTCTTTCAAGATCACAAATGCGTTCATTATATTCGTCACGAATCTGCTGAACCCAACATTTGGTGTTAGGGCACTTCTCGACACCTACAACCTCACAGATTTGAGGCTTGACTTTGCCGTAAGCTCTTTCAGCTTCCTTGACAAGCTTCTTGATATCCCCAAGGATTGTTTCAACAGAATTGTCCATTTGTTCTCCTAAGCATAAATAAGTTTATGCTAACCTTGCTTTATATTACTATTGGATTCAGCTTGTTGATTTTCCTTGTTGGGATCTTGCTTTGTTACTTCTTGTTTAGTGACAGATAAACACAATTGACATTGACTATCTTTTAAATATCTATGCCAAAACCACGTTTGACAAACTCGACACTTAGCCATTTCCAATTGTATTGGCATTAGAATAAAACCTTACTAGCATCAGCCTTGCTGAGATCTGCCTTAATAGCTTTCGCAATACTTTCAGCATCGGGAGCGGAAGCTGAAATACCAACGATTTTCCTCTCAACGATTCCGGATTTTTCTTCTAGCTTCTGGATTGTAAATCGCATTTCTTCAAAAGCTTCTAGAACCATTCGCCAAGTGGAGACACGAAAGGCACCTTCTTTTTCTTGCGGAGCATTTTGTAAAGCTTTGATAAGTTCGGTAATTGTAGTTGGTGCTGGCATAATTACTCCTTAGCGTGTACATCTTCAGTTTTATTTATATCGCAACGATGACACTCCAAACACTTTATTCGATTCAAAAGCTTCTCGTAGTGAGATTGCATACCCTGAATAATATTATAAACCTCTGCTTCGACTTGTAACATTCTTGCCCTAAGATCACGAATAGTTGCTGCAACATCATCCATATTATCCATTTTTCTTTCTCCTGATAAACAAGAACAAGGTTGAGTTACTTCGCCTTCTAATTGTTCAGACTCTTTAGAACAGAAAAGACATTTAAAAATTACTTTTCTCTTCTTCATTTCTCAACTCGATCCACCATATTTATTTCAGATATAGGGTCGTTGACAGCAGTTTCATAAGGGAACTTAATCCATTCATCGTGACTGACCTCAACGGCATAAAACTTTGGCTTCTTATGCAAGTGTATTTTACAATAAACTGTAGCAATGTCAAATATATTTATAAATTTTTCTATTGTCTTTCCAGAATCAGCTATATCATCAACGATAAGAACCTTATAATTTATTATCAAATCATCCCAATTAAGATGAACAGTCACCGGGATTTGTAGAATATGAGAAAGCATTACAGCCGGGATCAATCCACCTCTAGGAATACCATAAAGATAATCGTACTTGATTCCTGAATCTTTGATTAATGCAGAAAGCTTTTGGACTCTTAAAGCAAAAGCGGCCCAAGATATATCAATAACGTTTGGCATAAATTACCTTATTGCAAAGAGAGGGGTTCCGTACATATCAGTAATTTTATTAACACCAGCATAAGATACAGCAGACTTGAGAGAGCATTCGATGTCTATTATAACATCATCCATATTCCCTTTATAATCCAGAATTAATTCTGTACCCTCGATGTGTTTCTTGTGTCCCTTGTTATTGAACGAAGCAGATCCATAATAGATATATTTCTTATGACCATTGATATTAACAATTTCTCCGGGGCTTTGATCGAATCCACAAAGATAAGACCCAACCATAACCATTGTCGCACCACAAGCTATAGCCTTTGCAATATGACCCGGCTCTCTGACTCCACCATCAGCAATCAAAGGCTTCTTGGCTACGGCTGCACACTCAAGAAGGCAACTTATTGTTCCTCTAGTAAATCCTGTTTTGGTTTTAGTGGTACAAGCTGCGCCGGGGGCTATTAAGATCTTAGTGGCATCGGCTCCTGCTTCTTCAAGAAAAGTAACTGCCTCTGCCGTTGCAATATTACCAGCGATAATAAAGGTTTTTGGAAGCTGACTCTTAATATAAGTAATCATATCACGAACACGATCTGAATGAGCGTGAGCAACATCAATTGTTATGTAATCAGGAATAATACTTCGAACGTGTAACTCATTAATTAATTCCTGATCTGACCGGCTGATTCCGACACTAATAGAAGAAAAGGTTGTATTCATATCTTTGATAAAGGCAAATATATTATCAGGAGTTAAATCGAATCGATGCATAATATAAAACATACCCTTAGACGCTAAGTAGCGACAGGTATCGAAATCTACAACACTTTTCATATTAGCTGCTATAATTGGATTTGAAAATGTTTTGCCACCAAGAGTTACTGAAATATCACACTCTGAGCGTGAACTGACTCTGCACTTCTGAGGGCGCATATAAACATCGTCGTAATTATATTCCCTAGCGATTTCCATAAGGTATCCCCGGAACCTCGACATTTTCTACTTCAAATTCTTTAGAAGTTATTGAAGGAACATCTAATTCTGGTAAGGGAAGTTTATTAAGCTGGATTTTCCAATCACAAATCTCTTTCTTAATCTGTTTCATTTCTAATTTGTTTCGATGATTATACATATCCACTTGTGCGCTTAAAAGTATTACAACAATAGCCCACAAGGAAAGGAAAATCATAAACAGAAGTATATTAGATATTTTAATTTCTAAATTATTCATGATGGGTGGCCTCTGTTTCAACAGATTTAATCCATTCTAATAAACGAAATATTTTATCCGAAAGATCTTCGATGGTTCCGCTATTGTCTATTGTAAAATCAATCTTGGATTCTGTAATACCCCTCTCGCTTGCGTGAGTAGAGTTATTACCTAGATCATACTTTCGTCCAGACAAACGGACAACAAAACCACCAAAGCTTTTTATAATATCTGCCTCGTTATCAAAACGAGTATCGTCAGCTACGAGAATATCATATTGTAATATATTAGGATAGCCGGGAACTCCTGCGGATAGAATCATCTTAGCTTCTTCGGCCCAACGCTTTACCCAATAATCCTGATCGTAAGCTCTACCAATTTCAGTACCAAGAAGCTGAAGAAACTTTCTCCCCTTCTCGTCTTTATTGCCATCCCAACCAAAAGATTTAGCCATAGCCTTGAGGGGCTTGGCAAAGGGAAGGGTATAAGTTTTTCCAAAATTAGAAAGCAGCTTGGCTACTTCGCCCTTGCCACTTCCAGCAGGACCGCATAAACCTATAACCATAGTCATAATTATTCTTCCCCCCACTCATCAAAGAAACCATCACCTTGATTATCGTAACGATTTCGATTTTGCTTTCGCTTGCGTTTGTGTTCCTTGCGAAGCTCCCTCTCTCTTTCTTCCTCATATAATTCACATTCGGGACAGGGCTTCTCACACCAAGGATGTATCTTGCATTTATCTTTATTGTTCTTCACAATCTTTCCTTAAAAATAAAGGTAGCTTCAATTGTGGTAATCGAAACTTTTATCCCTACTTGTCTTAAGCCTTTGGGGGCCGGTGTGTATTCGGTGATTGCCCTAGTTTGCCGCTTGCAGCGTTGCTGCCGTGGCCGAAACAATCGCAATCTTCTACAATCAAGGTCCGAGCGATTCCGAAGGATACCTATTCCACAATCCGGCGCTACCTTACCGCCTTCACCATCTGCCCGACTTAGCAAGCAGCGTAAACACTCTTCTTGGTAACTTCACGAATCTTGCCATCACGAACCATAACGTAAAGAGTGCTATGGCAGTTACGAGATTCGACTTCCTCGCTGGCCTTCTTGCCAAGCTTCTCACGCTCTGCGCTATACACGCCGAGAATGTCCGTGAACTTGACCTCGCCCTTCTGACCCTGAATATATCCAAGGACAGCAGCGCCAACCGTAGCCTTACGACCACGCTTACCACCATTACCACCCTTCACTTCCACGTTCTTTTCAACAGACTTCTTTGCCATTTTCTTCTCCTTATTGTCAGTAGGCAAAATAGGATTCTTACGGGGTCTTCCACGACCTCGCTTAACCTTTGGTGCTTCAACTATTTCTTCCGAAAGATTCTTTTTAGTTTCAGCTATCGGAGTAGACTTCTTGGGGATTTCGTAGGAGGCATTCACAACACTCTTCGCACCAAGAGAACAGATATCACATTGAACCGAAACGGCATCACCGCTGCACTTCCACTCCTTACCACAAGTCTTGCACTTGAGGATCTTATCAATCACAGTTGAGAAGTGCTTTCTTGGACGACCCATTTCAATCTCCTTTATCTGGCTTCAACTTCAACACCTATATCTTATCACATTTTATGGCTAAGTCAACATAAAATCTGATTTATTTTAACTCTTGATGTCAATTGAACTTACATCATCCTGAGAAATTTCTTCTCCTAATTTTGCCCGAAGAAGTAGACTCTGGCATCGATACATTGTTCCAAACCTTTTAAAAAGTTTATCGTAGAGTTCATTCAATTGGATATTGCATCTATTCCACAAATCATCGAGATATGCCGTATAGAATTGATCAGCAAGCTTTTCTAATTGCTGTTTTTTAAAAAACATTTCATCAATCTCTTGACGAATCTGGCGAAGGTTGGATTGAATGAATCGAATAATAACTTCTTGTTCGGAATTCATATTTCTTCCTTTCATATAGGTATATTATAGTATCGACCATAAATAGAAATAGCTTCAGCTAAATAAGGACTTTCTTTATGGAAATCAACACAAAGCTTCCAACCCCTTACTCCTTCAACACTATAAAAGAAGAAATAATAATTGAAATGGGAATTGGTGGTGCAGGACTCAAATACGAAAAGAAGATCTATAACAATCTTCTAAAGGCTTCTAAGAATAAACTATTAGCTGGTAAGCTATCAGATGTTCAAAGCCCTAACGGTAATGATTGTAATAAGCCGGATATCACTTGTAATATCAATGGTCAGAATATTAATATTGAAGCTAAGTCCAAGTTTGATGATCCTTTAGGTAATTTTTCTATCAAGCACACCTTGGGGGAACCAGACTTTGATTTATCCTCAGAGGTTTTAGATTATAAAGATAAGGAAGGATTGTCAAGTATTTTAGCAAAAAAACTTGACACTATCGACAAGTATATCAACTTCGCCCGAAAACAAAATCCTACAAGCTATAACTCGCAGATCAAAGGTTTCCCGATGTATATTTCTCAAGAAGGAGCCGATGCTGCAAGAGAAGCTGGATTAGCCAAAGCGATTGCTGATTACTCAACCAAGGATGAGTTTGATATTAATACGGTTATTGGATTATACAATAACGGGAAGAATACTTATTATATTCAAATTGGTGGTTATGGATTGTATTGTTTGGGGTTTGATAAGTATAAGCTTGGTGTTCCTGAATTGAAAGGCAAGTGCATCGTGGAGATACGACCCTTTGCTTCTGGTACTAAGAAACGCAAAGATCCCAAGACAGGCAAGCCGGTTAAGGTTGTAAGTTTGGGTTTAAGAGCCTCGCCACGAATGGTTAATATTGAAAGTAAATCTAAATATACTCTTGATGATGTTGATTCTATTATTGAATTACTTAGTTAAAATCCGATTATTATAAACTAAATACTTTAAGATAAAAAGGTTAGGGGATTTCGATGCGTATCAGAGACATTCCAAATGCTCTTAGCTTGCCTCAGAATTCTAAAAAGCAATTAGATATTTTCTTTGAAGAGATGATAATTTGTGAAGGTGCTTTCAATAATGATGATTTTGTAAAACACGACCGGAAATATTCCAACGCATTAGCTGATAAAATTGCTAACAGCGAAGATCTTATTATCCACGCCAAGAATAAAGAGGGACAGTGGGAAAAGAAAACTGTTAAGTTGGATGCCAAGGGAAAGGATGATAAGGCTTGGAGAAAGTATTTATCGAACTATAACGAAAGAAATCTTCCTACATTCTCAACTACTGATGGTGAAGAGGTTCCTTTCACCAAGATTGATAAAACAGATAATAATTTCAGTGGTAAGGCAAAGGGTGGTGTTAAGTCAACAGAAGGTAAGGAAGTTTGGCAAGGTATTGGTTTTTATATTTGGGGTGGTATTGAAGAGCAATTTAAACTAATCCGAGAAATGATAGCTAAAAAGGAAAACGATCAAGCCGCAGAGAAAATTAATTCTCTTAAAAGCTTCCTTTATGAAAAGGATATTATTGACGCAAAGGAACTACCAATACCACCAGATATCGATGCTTCGGAAGCTAAGAAGATAAGCCTGATGTTGAATGGTTCTGTGATAGCACGAAAAAAGCTTCTGGCTAAAGATGCCGATTTCCGAGGCGAGAGGATTTATGTTATTCGTTCGTCAATTAAACAATATTACAGCGAGATGCGTAGAATTGGTCAACCCGAGGGGGAGATTCCAAAAGAAAATACTGCTGATATTGTTGTAACCAATGTTCCTGATCTTCTGAGTATCTTGGGAAATATTAAGGATGGTCAAAAGGATAAAATTTCTTATAATACCGATACGGGTCTTTGTCGGTACGGTCGAATCAAGTTTATGCAAGTATCTTTAAAGATGCTTGAGGGTAAAGCTCCTTACGGAAATATTGCTGGTTATGTTAAAAATATGACAGGCATTACTCACGAAGAAGGACTATCTAGTTTAGAGTTAAAGAAAAAGGAAGAAGAAATATCAACTGAGTTGGCAGAAATTTATGAGCCATTTCAGACGATGCTGCAAGAAGGTACTTGGAGTTATTTGGGAACAATTGCCAGCAAAACCTATAACACAATGAAAAGTGCTTTGGTGGCTGGAAAAGAATTTGCTACTGGTTTGATTCATAGCTTTGGCGAAGCAATCAAGGAATTTACTCAGGGCATTAAGGAGTTTATTGAACAAGATCAAGTGAAGGTTGAAGCTGAAGGATTTACTCTTTTGAAAGATGAGTTGAATATAGTTCTAACAGAGGATAAGATTGAAGGAAGCAATTTTAAGAAAGCATCAGAGTTCTTTCGTTATGTTAAAGAGAAGGTAGATGCTAAAGATGAAAAGGTTTTAAGAAGTTATGCTAAAGCAATTACTAATTTGGCTAATAAAGAGAAGTTAGAATTAGAGAATAGTCTTAATCCAAATTATATGAAATTGGTCAGTGGTATCGGTATAGCTAAAGGAAGTTCCGTAGATGTTAAAGCTGAAGATGTTGTTAGGGTAATGCTTGAAAAGGAATCGGCATTTGCTCTTCAATATCTTTATGTCAATCATTTATCTTTCTTGACTATCACTCGATTGATCAAAATGATTAAGGGAAATAAAGGAACTAGCTTAAAGAAAGCTATTGAGATCTTTGATAATATTCGCCTTACGACTTCAATAGGATATACATTTCTTCCCCTAGTTCGTGTTTATGGTGGCGAAGGAGATCCTGAGATTCTTTCTTATGATAATAAAGATGAAGTTATTAGTATGGCTTTGTTTGATCGAGATAAACCTTACTTGGTTATTTCAATTAAGCGAGATGCTAATAAGGGAAATTATCTAGTTAATGTTCTTCCTTTTGCTGGAATCGATGTAGAGAAAGAAGAAAAAAATTATACCTATATGGATTTTACTTTTGGAAGCAATCAAAGTTCATTTGTTTATAACATCGTAGCTTATGATATCAAACCACAGGAGAAAGTGTACTAATGTCAAAGATAGGGCCGGGAGATCTTGATTGGGGAGAAGCGATTGATGCTGCTGTCTTCGATGCGTTTACGAAGAGGGTGATGATGCCTATCTCAAATCATCCTGCCTTTAAGATGGGATTGATTGATGGTAACGGCAATATCAAGAAGCAGCCAAGAACCAGAGAAGAGAAAAGAGCCTTGTCGTTCTTGGATCGTTTAGCTTTTCTCTTTAAGCGATATAATGCAGCTAGAACCTTTCAGATCTTCAATGACTATCGCCTTGCTCGTTTGAATCCTGTGTTTCTGCAAGCTGTAATGAGAGCTTCAAGTTTTCGTTTCTCTCGTTATTATGATTTGAATTTTGGTTGGGAGTTCTCTCAATTAACCGAAGAGAAGAAATTGAAACTCAAGAGAAAGAAACTTATAGAAGATCATAACAAGAAATTAATCGATGATCAAAAGAAAAAGAAGGAATTAGAAGATAAGATTCAAGATTACTTTATCGAAATGGAAGAACAGATAGAAGAAACTAAGGAAGGGGAATAAGATGGCTTTAGATGTTTCCAAGGGAATTGCACACCTTGATCACTTAGAAGATTTGGTTATTCTTTATGGTAAGGAAGGAGCCAAGCTTGCTTCTGAAACCATATTCAAGTTTGTTAAGAAGTTTGAGAAGAATGCCGAAGAGACTAGCGACTTGACAATATCTGAGAAGATTGATGGAGCGCCAAGTCTTTACTTTGGTACGGCTCCTGATGGAAGATTCTTTGTTGGAACCAAAGGTGTCCTTTCAAAAACCGAGCAGAAGATTGCTTATAGCTTGACGGATATCCGAAGGCTCTATCAGGGTGGTGTTGAAAATGTTCTTGCTCAAGCCTATAACGCTCTTAAGCCAGCCTTCCGTGAAAAGGGTTACGCTTGTCAGGGTGATTTGCTTTGGTACGATAAGGGTGGTAAGTCAGAATCCACAATCGAAGGTAAAGCTCTTTTAACTTTCCAACCTAATACAATTCTCTACGGTATTCCTGTAGATCCTAAGTCTAATGTTTATAAGAAGGCCAGCAGAGCGGTTCTTGGTATCGTTATCCACGGTGTTTATGAAACTCAATTCATAGAGGGCGAAAGAGTTGAGTTTAATCGACAAGGGATTGATAGGGTTCGTGAGTTTGCTGATGCTCTTAATCAGCACCCGAATGTATTCTGTATCCATCCTTATGTAGATAATGTTGATGTAATTTCAGCTAGTGAAGAAGTTCTTAAGGAAATTGAACAGACGCTTCAAGCAGTTCATACTTCTCAGGCTGCAATTGATAATCAATTTGATAGGGAATGGCGCAAGGGCGATAATGATTATATCAAGATGGCTAAGGTTTATCTTCCTCAGTTTATCAATCAACAGGTAAGATCATCGGGCGAAGAAGAAACAATCTTGACTGCTAAAGATGAAAAGGAATTCCTTAAGAGATTCAAGATGAAGTTTAAAGAGTTTGTTAACGTCAAAGGTAAAGCAGAAGTTGAGAAGATGAAAAGTCTTAAGGGTAAGGAACAGAAGGGAGAAGCCTTTAAGGAATTTCTTGGGTGGATGGCTGATTCTGAATCTACCTTTGAGCCAATGTTCCTCTGCTTCTTCCGTCTGTATAATATCAAGGTTCTGATTATTCAGCTTCTCGATGGACTAGAGAAGAAGCTTGGACAGACCTTTGTTGTAGATCGTAAGGGAGACTTTGCAATCAAGGCTGTCAAGCCAGAAGGATATGTTTTCCTTTCTGGTGAGAATATGGTTAAGATTGTTGACCGATTGGAGTTTAGTCGCAATAATATGA